CCAAATTTGACCGTGGAGACGCATTCGTGCCTTTCGGCGACAGATCATCCCCCGACCTGTCCGCGCCGCTCTACGCGGCTCTGACGGGTAACAGCGGCATCACCGATCTGCTCGGCCAATGGCAGGGCAGCGCCGGCATCTTCACCAACCGGCCCGTGCCGGCCGATGCCGCCTATCCGATGATCGTCACCGCGGGCGATGTGACCCGCTCCGATCAAGACCTGATCGCCGATCCCGTGCTCGAGATCGTGCGCGATATCTCGATCTTCGGGCAGAACACATCGACCGGCAACGTGAACCAGACCCGCGTCTGCGACAGCATCGCGCTCAAGGTGCGGGATTTGTTCCACCGGCAGCCGGGCAGCATCTCGGTCGATGGCTGGTCGGTGCTCGATATCGTCGCCACCGGACCAATCGTCGGGCCGACCGATGATGATGCGTCGGTGCATCGCCTTGTCACGCTGACGATCCGCCTTTCCTAATCCGGCGCCGCCGGTCACCGCCCAACACAGGAGATTCCCATGGGCCTTTTCAGCCTCGCCGGGACCGTCGTATCGATCGGCACCACGGCCGCCATCGACTTCACGTCCGACAGCTCGGCCAAGACCGCGTTCGCGGCCGATACCTATACCGCAATCGCCAAGACCGAGGTGCTCAGCGACTTCGGCGACACCGCGGCCGACGTGTCCTTTACCGGGCTCGGCGACAGTCGCGCCGAGCATCTCAAGGGCTCGACCGATGGCGGCTTCCTCGAGATCACCTGTGCCGAGGTCTCGACCGATGCCGGCCAGCAGGCCGTCAAAGCCGCGTCGGCCGCCGGGGTGCAGTCCGAATACAATTTCAAGATCGCCTGGGCAAACGGGGACGTCGGGTACATCCGCGGCCCCGTCATGGACTTCTCGCGCGTCAACGGCACCGGCCCGAACAACGTGATGAAGCGCAAGTTCCGGGTCGGCAACAACTACGGCGAGTACCTCGTCCTGGCCTAAGGAGGGCTGACCAATGACCGATATCGTCATCACTGCCGCCAACGTCGTTCAGGGCGGCAATGCCGTCGTCGTGCACGGCGTGGCCGGCGTGGCCATCACCGCAGGCCAGGTCGTCTATCTCGACTCCGCAACCGGCAAGTGGAAGCTGGCTGATGCCAACGGCACCGGCACCACGCATCCGGGCGGCATCGCGCTCAACAATGCAGCGGCGAACCAACCGATTGACGTCCAGACGTCGGGCGACATCACGGTTGGCGGCACGCTGACGGCGGGCAGTCGCTACTATCTCAGTGCAACCCCCGGCGGAATCATGCCGGAGGCCGACCTGACCACGGGCGATAATGTCGCGCTGCTGGGGCTCGCCAAGTCCACCACGGTGCTGGCGCTCAAGATCACCGAGCCGGGGGTAACGCTTTGAGCCTCGGCATCGGCAACGTCGACATCACCTTGGGCGACGAGACGATCACGCTCAAGCCGTCGCTCCGCGCAGCACAGCAACTCTCGCGCCAAGCCGGCGGGCTCACGGAGGCGATCGGCAGGGTCGGCAAGCTCGATCTCGACACCATCGTTTCCACGATCTGCGTCGGCTCGAACAAGATGGACGCGAAGGCCATGGCCGACATTGCCGAAAAGGCATGGGCACAAGGCATCGCCTCGCTGGTCGAACCGGTGGTGCGCTACCTCGTGATCCTCGCCAATGGCGGCAAACCTCCGGCCGACGAGGAGTCGTCCGACACCGAAAACCCTCCGGCGGCCTAGTCTCGATCGTCGAGTACTACGACAAGCTGGCCGAGTACGCCCTGGGCTGGCTCGGCTGGGGCGAGGAACAGGCACTTTCGGCGGACGTGAACGCTATTCTCGTCGGCTACCGGGGCAAGGTCGAGATGCTGAAGGCCATCTTCGGTTCTGCCGATGACGATCCGGCCGATCTGCCGGCATTCACGCCCGACGCGATGCGCGGGCTCTCCAAACGAAGGGCAACCTGATGGCCGACGCCAACAGCAGCAACGTTGCCGGCGAACTCGTCGTTCAGATCGGCGCTCCTCTTGAGCAGTTGCAGGCCGACCTTTCCCGCGCCGAGGCGCTGACGCGCGCGTCAGATGCGAGGATCAACGCTGCGCTGTCCAAGGGCGGCGGTAGCGGCCTGATGAACGCCGTCGGCGGTGTGGTTGCCAAACTCTCCGGCGCTGGTTCGACCATCGACAGCAACGTCACCAAGCCGATGGCGGATGCCGCGGTGAAGGTCGAGAACTTCGCCAAGTCGGCCGAGCACGCCACGGCATCGCTGGCGCTCAACCGCGTGCAGATGCTCGAACTGCAGCACGTCGGCCGCGAACTGGCAACGATGTTTGCCCAGGGCGTCAATCCGCTGCGCATCTTCACGATGGAAAGCGGTCGCATCGCGACGTTGTTCCAGATGGGCAACGGGGGCGTGCTCGGCACGTTCCGAGCGCTGGCGCCGGCTCTCGCGACGGTCGGCATTGCGGCGGGCGGCGTGGCGGCGATCTTTGCCGGCCTGACGACCAAGATCAACGAAACTGCCAGGACGCAGGTCAACCTAGGCGAGGTGTTCAAGGCCACCATCAGCGTGATGGCCGACGATCTGTTGCATTATTTCAAGCCGGCGGTCGGTCAGACGGCCGGCTGGTTCCAGCAATTCGTCGACTGGCTCACGCCCGCCTTCAAGATAGCGGTCAACGGCATCATCAATACCTTCTCGTTCGGGGCGAACCACATCACCCAAATCTGGTCGCTGATCCCGGCGGCGCTGACCGATCTATCGGTGCAGGCGGTCAACGGCGCGCTCAAGGCAACCGAGGACTTCCTCAACAAGAGCCGTGCGCAAGTCGTCGCGTTCCTTGCGGAGACGGGCGCAGCTCTCGGCCCAATGGGCGGCGCGTTCACAGGCGGCGCAATGGCGCTTGGCAGCGCCGGCAACATCAGCCTTGGCCAAGTCGCCAACCCCTACGCCGGTGCCGCGCAACTGGTCGGACTGCAAGGCGGGCCGGATGTCGCCGGCAGTCTGTTCGGGCAGATTTCGGCCAAGTCGCAGGCGCTCGCCCTCACCGATGCGCAGACCAAGGCGGCCAAGGCCACCAAGGAACTCAAGGACAACTTCGGGCAGCTTGGCGCCGCTGAGAAAGCCGCGGCGCAGGAGATGCAATTCTACCAGGGCACGTTCAGCGGCTTCTTCACCAGGTTTTTCGACAACATCCGCAACGGAGAGACTGTCTGGCAGTCGCTCGCCGACAGCGCGATCAAGGCTCTCGGCTCGATTTCCGATCACCTGATCCAGCTCGGCGCGAACTCGATCTTCCAGCAGTTGTTCGGGAGCCTGTTCACTGTCGGCTCGCCGGTGCAGACGGCTGGCCTCGGCATCATCGGCAGCGTGCTCCCGCACTTCGCTTCCGGCACCGCGTCTGCGCCCGGCGGTCTCGCGCTTGTCGGTGAGAACGGCCCCGAGCTCGTGAACCTGCCGGCCGGCGCCGGAGTATCGAGCGCCAGCAAGACGGCATCGCTGCTTGGCGCCGCTGCGAACAATGGCGCGGCGAACGGCAATGGATTTGTGATCAACGTCAGCATCGACGCTAAGGGCGGTGAGATCGGCGTCGAGTCCAAGATCGCCAAGGCCATGAGCGATTGGGGCCGGCAGCAGTTGCCCGCCTTGATCAACCAGCACAACGCCAATCCGTACCGGCGCGGCTATCAGGTGGGTGCGCGCGGATGACGATTAGCTTCCCGCTCAGCCTCGATACCTTCGCCGACCAGTACAAGGTGGTCGATTGCTCGCTGGTGCTCGGCTGGCAGCAGGAGAGTTCCGGCGCCGGCAGCGGACAGGTGCTCTACGCCGACAGGGCACCCCCACAGTGGGCAGGAACGATCACGCTGGGGGATTTGCCGTTGGCAACAGCGGAGGCCGCCCATGCCCTTCTAAACGCCTTGGCGGGCGGGTTGAACACGCTGCTGCTCTACAACTTCCGGGGCGGCAAGTATCCGTCCTCCGATCCGGATGGTTCGCTGTTCGGCTCGGCAACACCCGTCGTCGGTACGGTCGCGGATGCCTTCCATTCGACCTTCACCGGGTTCCCGGCGGGATACGTCATCCCCGCCGGCACATACGTTCAGATCATCTACAGCACGTCACACTACTACCTCGGGCAGTTCGCGGAGGCGGTGACGGCCGATGGCAGCGGCAATGTCGCCAGCGTCCGATTGGCCCCCGCGTTGCCCGCCAGCATTGCCGGCGGCGAGGCGGTGACCGTCATCAAGCCGTCGGCGCTGTTCCGGGTCACGCCCGGATCGATCAAGCCGACGCTCACCACGTCGCTGACCGAGCGGCTCAGCTTCGACGTGAAGCAGGCGCTATGAGCCAGTACGACAGCGACACCATCACGGCGCTGCAAACCGGCGCGCTGATCCTGCGCGACATGCTGTGGATCAGGGGCAGCACGTCCGGCGGCGATGCCGCGACCTGGGGCTTCTGGACCGGCGCCGACAACGTGACGGTGACGGTGGTCAAGGCCACCGATCCGGCATCGACCGAAAGCCGGGCCTATGTCGGCGGCGGTTCGCTGCTCGCCGATGGCGTCGATCCGATCACCTATCAGCTCGGGATCGTGGCACAGACCATCAACGTGAAGCTGAGCCAGATCCATTCGTCGGTTCAGGACATGGTTCGCGGCGCGAACATCCGCCTGGCCGAGGCTGAGTTGCACCGGGCACTGTTCGATGTGTCGACGGGCTTGATCGTCTCCACGCCGTTCCCGCGGTTCTACGGCATAATCGACGGCGCGCCGATCAATACCCCGGCGGTGGGCGGCGATGGTTCGATCACGCTGGCGATCACGTCGGTGTCGATCGATCTCACCCGCACGAACCCGGCGCTCAAGAGCGATGAGGCAACGAAGCTCCGGAGCGGCGACCGCTTCCGCCAGTACAGCGGCGTGACCGGGCAATACACCGTCGATTGGGGCGAGGCCCGTAGCTGATGCCGATTTGGCTGATCCAGATTGTCGTCGGCATCGTCCTCAGCGTTGCCGCGACCCTCGCCGAGCAGGCGTTCGGGCCCAAGAGCAAGCCCAATAGCGCATCGGCCGCCTCGGGCACGCGCGATACCGTCACCACGGGCGGCACGAATCCGCAGAGCTTCGTCATCGGCACCTTCGGACTGCCGGGGCAACTCGAATACGACAACGCCTATGGCAGCAGCGGCGGCACGCCGAACGCCTACCGCGTCCGCGTGATCTCGCTAGGCGATCTGCCCATCACGGCGTTGACCGGGCTCTACGAAGCCGGGCAGGCGATGACGCTCTCGCTGAGCGGCCATGTGAGCCAGGGCTATCCCGTTGCCGAGCGCAAGGATGGCTCGACCAACTGCTTCTGGTGGGAGTTCCACGACGGCACCCAGACCACCGCCGACACGTTCCTGAGCGCCACGTTCGGCTCCGATCCCGACCGGCCGTGGACCTCGGATATGGTCGGGTACGGCATCCCGTTCATCACCCTGACCGCGCTCTACGACCGCAACGTGTGGAACGCGGTCCCGAACTGCATGATGCAGGTGCAGGGCATCCCGCTCTACGACCCGCGGCTCGACACCACGGCGGGCGGCGCGGGCTCGCAGCGGCTCAACGATCAATCGACGTGGGCCTTCACCGACAATCTGGCGGTGATGATCTACAACATCCTCGTCGGCATCCGGTACCAGAACGCCATCATCTGGGGCGGCCGCTGCGCGCAGACGCAGTTGCCCTATGCCAATTGGGCCGCGGCGATGGATGCCTGCGACACCCTGATCAGCCTCAATGCGGGAGGGACCGAAAAGCAGTTCCGCGGCGGGCGGGAAATCCTGCTCAGCGAGAAGCCGGCCGACATCATCAACGAGTTCCTGATCGCATCGAACGCGCGGATCAGCGAGGCGGCGGGCGTCTATACCATCCTCGTGGGGGCGCCCGGCTCGGCGGATTTCACGTTCACCGATGCCGACACCATTGTGACGGAGCAGACGCAGCTCGATCCGTTCCCCAACCTCGACAACACGGTAAACGGCGCGACGGGGCAGTATCTCGAGCCGACCGAGGCGTGGGCGTCAAAGGACACCGCGCCGTACTATCGGAGCGACCTCGAGACGGCGGACCGCGACAGGCGGCAGGCGCAGGCGCTCTCCTTGGGTGTGGTGTTCTCCGGCACGCAGGCGCAGCGCATCCTCAAGGCGACCGTGGAGGAAGCCCGGCGCTTCGCCAAGCACGTCGTCCCGCTCGTTCCGGTGTTCGGCACCTATCGGCCGCTGCAAACCGGCGCATGGACCTCGGACGCCAACGGGTATTCGAGCAAGCTGTTCCTGGTCACGGCGTGGACCGAGGCCAGCAACGGCAATGTGACGTTCGGCCTACAGGAGATCGATCCGACCGATCACGACTGGACGCCGAGCACCGATGAGAAGGCGCTGAGCTTCGCGCCGCTCACGCCGATCACGGCGGCGGCGCAGGACGTGGCCGATTTCTCGGTCGCGCCATACACCATCACGGGAACGGGCGGCACGCCGTTCAAGGCGGCGATCCAGATGTTCTGGGACGGCACCGTCTCCGATGTTCGGGCGCTGCTCTATGAGGTTCGGCTGGCCTCCGACAGCAGCCTGGTGCTGACCGGCGAGTTCGCTACCCGGTTCTCATCCGGCACGGGCACGACGCCCGGCGGCGCGCTCATGGGCAGCACCGACTACGAGGCGCGCGGCAAGTACGATCCGTTCTCGGCTCGCGAGACCAACTGGTCCGATTGGGCGGCGGTGACGACTCCCGCTGTGTCGGATGCCGATGTGTCCGACCTGCAGGTGTCGCAACTCGGGACCGAACTGGCGAACGCCTATGGGCTGATCACGACGTCGACTCCGGGCTCGGTGATCGACCAGCTCAACCAAATCGTGGCGCAGGTCGGCGATCTGGCGCAGGCGCTGGTCACGGTCAGCGACACGACACGCAAGAAGGTCACGGCGCTGGTACAGCAGAGCGCGACCGCACGGGCGGCGATCCTGACCACCCAAGAGGCGGTTGCGACCGAAAGTGCGGCGCGGGCAACGGCGATCGACGAGGTGACCGCCAGCATCGGCAACTTCATCGCCGACGGCTATCTCAAGCTGGAGGGCACGGCAGACCTCACCAGCGCGACGGCGACGATCAGCGCCAAGGTCAAGGCGGTGAGCGGCAGTCTCTACAGTCAAGCGGCATGGATACTGAAGGCTTCGGTCGCGGCTGAGGGTGACGAGGCGTCGTTCGCGGTGCTCGGCAAGCTCTATGTACTGGTCCCCAACGGGGATGGCACGCTGATCCCGGCGATCGAGACCTTGGACGATGGGACGGTGAAATTCTCGGGAACTCGCCTCGGTCGCATCGATAGTCTCGACGGACAGAGCTACATCGACTTCTCCAACGGCATCAAGATCGTGTCGCATAGCGTGTCGTCATGAGCTCGGACATCTACTGGTCATGGGATACCGAGAGCGGCCGGCTTGTTGTCTGGGACACGCCCGCGTCTGGCGACGTGATGGCACCATTCAACGATCCGGTGTCGAACCTCGATCTCGTCTGGCTCTGCTCGGACTTCGATTACTACCAGGTCGCGTTCGATCAGAGCGTCACGCTCAGCCATCCGTCGGTGTCCGGCGCGAACACCTCGTTCGCCACGATCTTCACCATCGCCGGGCACTACGTGGAGTCAGACCTCGCGGTGCTGACCCACAACCTTGGATACATTCCGCGCTTCAAGGTGGCGATCGGTGCCGAACTCATCCCCAACGGATGGGCGATCCAGACACCAGCCGGTGGCGACAACGGGGCCCGCCTAGTATCGTTCTATGCTACCACGACGGAAATTCGCTGCCGCGATATGGGGTGGGCAACGAGTTCGACCCTCGCGGCGAAGTCGCAGACCTATGAGATTGTGGTGTTCGAAACTCCAACCGCCGACCGGACGCTGCCCGTGTTTGACGGACAGGGAGGGAGTCCGACCATCGGGGTTTTTTGCCAGGGAATTTTCGACGGTCGCAAGGAGCACTTGCGCCGGGCGGCAAGCGGCGAGAGTTCGCCCTTCGACATCCTGACCAGCAAGGCAGGCGACATCAACTTCGGCGCCTACAAGATGTTCACGGGAGACGGCACCTCAAAGACGTTCGGCTCCTATGGCGGCTCTCTTACAGCACCATCTTCGATCCAGTGTGTGCTGGCATGACGACATTCGATGTCACGGTAGATCAGGGGCAGTTCAAGGTCGTTCGGGACACTGTCGTCGCGTTCAGCACGGAGGCGCAGCGCAAGTCGTTCAACCTGGTGCCAGATGCGGCGATCACACTCACCGGCCACATGGTCACGTTCCCAGATCTCAAGACCGATGTCTGGTATCGCACCTATCATACGACGACGGGCAGCACGACGGACACGGGCTGCGACAGCTTCATCGGCATCCTCGGGCAGGAGTGGGGGCCGGACAAGTCGAACGTCATTTCCGACGATCTGCTCGGCACGCTGCCGGTCAAGGCTGACTACATCGACATCAAGGTCAAGCTGACCCGCACCCAGGCGCCGACGCCTTATCTCAAATCCACCGCTCCATCTCCCGAGGGCAAGGCCGGCCAGGCATGGCCGCAATACCTGCCCGATGGCGAGTGGGCGAACCTCGATGGCTACTGGACCTTGGTCGAAGGCATCAACAATCTGGTGCAGCGTTCCATGGAGTTCGTGTTCGACGCCGGGACCGGGAATATCTCGCTGCGCAAGCGCCAGTCGGTCAACGGCAGCATCGCTTCGTTCCTGACGACGAACAGTCCATCGACCTACGGCTTTTACTACAGTGCCGGGAACACCGGCATTGTCTCCTACTATCTCGATTGGAAAGAAAGCCTCGGTCCGATCGATCCCGGTGGCGTCTATCTGCCGAACGGGCCGCAGCACTGCAATATGAGCGACCCCACCGACTACACCAGCATCTATTCGATGGATGCCGTGATCACCCCCGGCCGCATCAGCGCCGCCTCCTAACCGGAAACCGACATGACGCGAATTTGGACCGGCACCGCCTCGGTGACGAACGGCGACGCTACGGTTGTGCTGACCGGGGCGGCATTGACCGATGCGAACTGCCCCGCCGACGGGATGATC